TCATTATGTATTCGATAGGCTGGATGGGGTGAACGTAATGGTCACCACCTTGTTGACGTGCTAGGGAACTGGGGGTGTCCATAGAATTATTTCTCCTTCATTGTCGATGTCTTCATACCGTAAGATACGAGCGCATCGTGCTTGAATTATTGCATCATCCTCAGTCAGCCCTGCTTTCTCATAGGTAGTTACAATGGCTTGCCACATGGCAATGACACGTTGGTAACTGTCACTGATATTAAGAGTTGCTTTGGTTAGTATTTGTTGTGCTTTAACGGGGCCAATCTTGGGACAACCTTTATAGTTATCTACAACATCACCAGTTAATACCTGTGTTAAGAACATTAAGTCAGCAGCAGATTCACTGATAGTAATGATTCCATCTTCTGGATGTGCAGGGTTGAAGTACCTACAGGGAATGGTCTTGAGGTCTTTGTCCTCAGACACAATGATAGTGTCATTACCATCACTACCTCTGATACCCATTAGGTCATCAGCCTCAAAGGGTTCACGTAATACAGCTTTGTATTCCTCAATCATCCAATCCTTTAAAGGTTTTAGAATGAGAGGTTTACGTGTGTCTTTACGGTTACCTTTATAACTAGGTAGTACATCCTTCCTGTAGTTCTCAGAGCCAGTGAGGTAGAACTTAAAGTCTTCAGCACCTGTGTCTTTAAGAATCTTATTAAGCTTCATACGAACAAGGTCTTGCCCTACAGATTCATAAGCGTGTAGTGTCCACAAATCATCATCCCATTTGACAGGTGTCTCAGCCGCAGCCGCAGCTTGAAAAGCGACAATGTCACCATCAATCAATAGAGTCGTCATGTTCTTCCATCCCTTTAGAGTTCCGGTCAGTTATGACCCGTATACCGTGCTGTATTGCAACGTCTTGTTCTTGCCAATCTAGGTAGGCATTCATAGCAAAGTTAAATGCAAGTGCTATAGACACAACAGAAAAGGATAGGCATACAAGTACCAGCATTATTGTTTCAATCATTGGGTCAAAGCCCTCCAGCTTTCAGGATAAAGTTCGTTTAATATTTTTGAGACTGAACCTGCCAACACTTGTATTTCTTTTTGTGCATGGGAATCCATTCTCTGCTTGCAAAACCTGGCATAGGCAGATAGCGAACCTGTCCAGTACCATGAAACTTCCATACCTTGAGGTAACAACAGACGCGCTTGTTCAGGACACATACCTCCATCAATAGCCATTTGATAGGAGTCCAAGCACATTGTATTAACAGTCTGAAAATGTCTGCGCCAATACTTGTCACCAGTGGGATGCATATCCTCACCTGAACCTTGCTTGATAGAACCTTCAGGATTCTTACGGAACTGTCTTGGTATAAAGAACTTAGGTGTTGAGCTAATGTAACGCCTACTCTCTTCGTTCTCAGTGAAGCCTACTTTGTGTTTAAAACATTGGGTGCGAATAGGAACTGGAGCAGTCATGCGAAGGGTTACAGATGTGTGTGAGAATGGAGTCCAGTGGTTGTGCTTGGCTAGATACTTAATCAATCCTGAATCTCTGCCACCATCAAACTCAAGACCATCAGCAGCAAAGGACACACGGGCTGCTCTAACTACACTGGCATCATTACCCATGTGGTCAATGTACTGAACCTGTCCATCACGGCAGTCCACCCAACTAACATCTGCACTGGGACTCATCCCTAATTTAACTTTGTCTTTAAATTTTTCAGTCATTCTTGCTCACCTGATTCTCGTAATCGCATCAGACCCATGACAGTGATGTACCACCGCCTACCAAATTGGTTTGTGCCTACAGTTTTTGTTGATATGAATCCCTCACACGCACACACAGCCACCAACTCAGCATTGTTTCTTGCAAAGTCACTGCGTGTTGTGAAGGGGTTTTGATAGGCACGGCTTAGTACCTTAGTGAGTAGCTGCCCAGTTGTCTCCGACATTGAATTCTCCATCTAGTGGACATTGAAAGTTGAAGATGCTGGTGACTTCTTTGATAGAAGCTACGGCAATTTCCCCTACCTGTTCTGCAATCTCATCCTTGCAAGCAACTTGGATTTCATCGTGGACCCATGCACACATTGCAAAGTCACCATCCCATCCATGTTTAAATCCAGCAGCTTTCATAGCCTTAACAAACTGGACCAACCACTGCTTACAAATAATGCCGCCTGCACTTTGAAGCAACGCATTCAATGCTGAGTGTGGGCTTCTGATATGCACACGCCTGCGGTCCAAGCCATAGATAAACCCACGCTCACTGCTTACCATTACTTGGTCACGTAGCTTGGCTAATGCTGGAGTCTTCTTTAAGAATCTCTCCTTGATAGCCTTGCCTTGCTTACGACCACCGCCTACTAGCTCACCAATTAACTGGTCACCTCCGCCATAATTAAAAGCATAGATGAATCGTTTTGCGCTTGGCCTGTCAGGTAAGCCTGCTGCTAGTTGGTTGGTTGTGTGGATGTCACCATCAAGAACAACCTTCACGTACTCACCTCTATCATAAGCAGCCATGTAATGTGCGAGGCATCTTAACTCTAGGCCAGAAGCATCTGCACCCATGAGCTTCCATCCTTGGGGGACAGTGAATAGCTCACGACACTCCTGACCATAGGGTGCAGAGAGTGAGGGCACTTGTGCAATGTTAGGGTATGCGTGTGTTGCTCGGCCTGTGACAGCACCATTGGGATTGATTGAGCCATGAATCTTTCCAGCCTTCACAACCTTCAACCAGCCTTGCGCTCCGTCAGACAACTGAGCTATGCGCTTCTGTAGCATGAAGTATTCAGCCATGACTTTAGCTTCGGGGTACGGGATTCCCGTAAGCGTAGTCTCATCAACCTTGGCCTGACCACTCTTGGTGAACTCTTTAGGTTTCCATCCACGCACTTTCATTAAGCGGTCTGCTATGTGAGCACGCGATGATGGATTGAACTCCACGATTTTGATAGGCGTGAATGAACAATCAGCAACCATTGATGCGCGAGTTACATCTTTATAGTTGACTGTTCGGGCAGGTGTCTTGAGAGGACCTGCAATAATCCAAGGCTTAAACAAACCATCTAGCTTTGCCCTGATGTCTGTCCTCTTGGAAGATAGTTCACGATAAAGTAGCGCAGCTTTCTTCTCATCAAACACAAAACCATTGCGCTCTTGTTTAGCCATGACCCAAGCAACCTGATGCTCAAGCTCTAATGACTGAGGGCTGTAGTCCTGTTTGATTATCTCAGCATACAAGTCAGCAGTTACCTCAACATCTTGCTGGCAGTAGGTGAGCATCTCTTCAGAGTACACATCCCATGCTGCTTCTTGCTGTGCGTAGTCACCTTTATGGTTACCTAACCTGTAACCCCAAGCCTTTAAAGAGTGGGACCCAAACATCTTTCTTGGAAATCCTGGCTCTAGTTCTAAGCGGACAGCATCGTCCTCTTTAATGCTGGACCAAATCAACCTGACACATACAAGAGTGTCCACCATTGATGGTGATTTGAATGATGGGTATAGCTTCTTGATAGCAGGCACATCAAACTTGATTCCGTTGTGAGCTATTAACTCATCAGCAGATTCAAGCAGCTTGATGCCCTTGTCTATCTCGTTAGGTCTAAAGGAATGAACCTCACCTGAGTCAACATCTTTAGCCACGATACAGTGGATGGTTGTTAGCTCATCTAGCAGTCCGTTTGTTTCAATATCAACAATGAGTTTCATAATGTTTCCTAGAACGCAGCCATCACATCATCAACAGGGACTATGTCAAACACAGTCTGCTCGTATAGATGTCCAGTTGCTTGGTTGTAGTTAAGTGGAATAGTCATGCCAGTAGACTGACCTGTGTATCGGTCCTTAAGAACACGGAAGGTAGTAGTCTGCCTGTCCTTGATGTTCTCAGCTTGTTGGTCACGCTCCATGCCGAACATGTAGTGACACCAGAACCCGATAGCACGGGAGCCTTTGAAGTGACGGATGCTTACACGACCACCTTCTTCATGGGGCTTACCATCAGGCGTAGCTAAGTGGGACACCATCATAATAATAATGCCTAGCCTCTTTGCTAGTTTGGCTATGTCAGAAGTGATGCGCTCTAACTCAACACGCTCATCAGTACCCTGCCCTGTGGCTAGTGCTGTGAGGTGGTCCACGTAGAACACACGGATACCTTCGGAGTGATGCATGTACTCAATGTTAGACTTAACAACATCCCACTCGCAGACTCCAAAGGAATCATAGAGGCGAATCATGTCAGACTCTTCAAGTGCATCAATGGCTGAACTACGTTGTTCAGGGGTCCAATCACCATCAGGTATATGGAACAATTTACCAGCATGTTTGCCAGCTAAACGAATGGCAGTCTCAGTGGGCATCTGCTCTAAGAAGAACACACCGACTCTCTCTTTTAACTCTTGCATATCGTAGATGATTTGCTGTGTTAAGAAG